CCAGGCGCCCGATAACGGTGTCTTTGGCGATGAGGTTTCCTTTGGCAAGGATAAGGGTCGGCACGCTGACGGAACGGGTGGGGATGACGGCCCGCTCGATGAATTCGGTCTTTTTGTCCAGGATAACTGGATTCCGGCAGTCGCGGTCGGTATCATAGTCGTCGATGTCGATGATATCGGGGCGGACGGACTCATTCTTCGTGCCTCGGGGAGCATTCCCGAAACCAACCGCAAGGAAGGTGAGGCCGGTCTTCGTCACGAAGTGGGACTCCTCCCATTTGTTGACGGTCTGCTGCTCGCCGTAGAACTCGATGATCCGGCCGTTTCCTTCCAGGTTAGCCCTGTAAGGAGCGAGAAGGCGCACGGCAGCATCCTGTGTGGCGCTGACCAGCATCAGGTAACGCTTGCGGCCGGAAAGCATCAGGAAGAGTTCCAGCATCATGGCCACGGTGGACTTTGCCAGCTCACGGGCCCAACTCCAGGTCTCGAACCATTCGTCATTCCGGCAGATCCTGGAAATGGCTTCTTTCTGGAAAGGCGCGAAGGGGCATGCCGCATAATTCGGGAAGAAATACTGCATCCATTCAACCGGATGCTTCTCCAGGTATGCCTTCTTTTTGGCCATTTCGAGCGCAGAGAGGCGCTCCGGAGGGGTTTCCTTCCGGAGATCTTCAATCCATTGCTGCCATTCCTGCAGCGCTCTCTTGTCAACTTCTTTCATGGCCTAGAACTTTTCTTTGAGGAATGCGTCCCAGAGGTCGGAAAACTCGATGGCCTTCTGCGGGTCCAGTCGTCGCAGCCATGAAAGGAAGTTGATGCCGGCGCTCACCAGCTCGCGCAGGCCGGTCTCGCTCTCAAGCTTGTCAATGGCAGCGGCCAGCTTTGCCAGGATGTCGGCCTCTTTCGGGGTCGGCTGGCGCTCGCTTTCCTCGCGCTGCATGATGGTTTCATTGATGCTTTGTACGTGCGCGTACAGATTTTTCAAGGTCTTCTCCTTGCCCACAGTCATGGAGGCTTTCAGGCTGGCCCATTCATCTTCCCGCGCCCAGCGTGCAATGGTTTGCCGAACTGTCCCAACCTTATCGGCAATTTCCTCGAAAGTATAATTGCCGTTCAGGTACAGTTCTTTTGCGATGGCTTTCTTCTGTGTGTTTTTCAGTGTATTTGCCATTTTTCTACAACTTTTCCGCAAATATGGGTTCTAGTTGCATAGATTGCAATTTTAATAATTATTCCATATCGTTTCACGATAAACTATATATGTGATTTAATATTGCTAAATTTTAATAATTGTAAATTAGTACGACAGAACCCATATTTGCGCCAAAGTTATTACCAAAAGCGAATCGCGTATGCCTAAAGGGAAATTTTTCAATATCGTTCCGGCCGGAAACGGCCGCGCTTCTATCATGTTGTACGGCGAGATCGGCGGTGAAGACGTGAGCGCGGAGCGCATCGTGTCGGAGCTTGCCTGGATCTCCGGAGAGTATCCCATGATTGACGTGCATATTAATTCCGTCGGCGGGGAGGTCTTCTCCGGCATTTCCATCTTCAATGCCCTGAAGGATTGCCCTTCCATCGTCAATATCTACGTGGACGGGCTGGCCGCATCCATCGCGGGTGTGATCGCCCTGTGCGGAAAGCCGCTTCACATGTCCCGTTTTTCCCGTTTGATGCTGCATTCCGTCTCCGGATCCTGCAAAGGCGGTGCTCGTGACATGCGCAAATGCGCCGACCTTATCGAAGGCCTGGAGGGAACGCTGGCCGACATGATCAGCCAGAAGTGCGGGATGCCGTCCGAAGAAGTAAAAACCCGCTTCTTCGATGGGGAAGACCACTGGCTCACGGCAGATGAAGCCGCCCGGGTCGGCCTGTGCGATGACATTTATGACATCTCCGGGGCGGAATCCCTGGGGAGCTCGCCCACGAATGAACAGATTTATCAGTTCATGAACACCCTGAGCAAAACACCAAAACACAATAAAATGGATTTTATCGACAAAATCAAGGCCCTCGATTCTTTCAAGGACCTGACCGAAGACGCAATCGTCTCCAAGGTCAAGAGCCTCTCCAATGAGGCCGCAAAGGTGGAAGCCCTTCAGCAGAAAATCTCCCAACTGGAAGCCGAGAATAAGGCGTCCAAGGAAGCTGCTACTGAAGCTTTCCTCGCCCAGGCTATCGCTGACGGTCGTATCACGGCCGAGCAGAAGGATAGTTACCGTAAACTGATGGACGCTGACGAGGCGACCACCAAGAATCTCATCAACGGTTTGCCGAAAGCAAAGCAGACGACGATCAAGGACTTCCTGGGCAGTGCTGCTCTCCAGGGAGACGCCAAGGATCTTGCCCAGATGACCTGGGAAGAGATCGACAAGGCAGAGCGCCTGGGTGAGCTCAAGGAAAAGTATCCGGAGCTCTACAAGGCGAAGTTCGCGGAAGCTTTCGGAGCCTAGTTCCCGTAGTGTAGTAACCCCTTAACAACCCAATATCATGGCAGTACAGAAAGAAATCTGGCAACGGACCATCGTTGAAGGCCTGTTTGCCGACAATAACTTCCTTTCCAAAGCCGTCAATGACGACATGTACGTCAATGAAGGCAAGAAGGTGCATATCCCGAACGCGGGTGCTCCTTCCGGCGTGGTGCTGAACCGGTCGTCTCTTCCGGCCAGCGTCAACAAGCGTACCGACCAGGATGTCGAATACACCCTGGGCGAGCTGACCACGAACCCCATCCTTATCCCCTACGCGGATATGGTAGAGCTGTCCTACAACAAGCGCAACAGCGTGATTGATCAGGACCGCAAAGAGATCATCTTCCAGGCCGCCGAGGCTATGCTGGCCGCCTGGCTCCCTGCCGCCGCAAACCGTATCCGGACCACCGGTACCGGCGTGGCCGCGTGGACGCCTTCCGCCACCGGTCTTCGCAAGAAGATCACCCCGGCCGACGTCGCTGCCCTGCAGCTTCGTATGAACCAGGACAATGTACCCCAGACGGATCGTTACCTCCTTCTGGACGCGAACATGTACCAGCAGCTGCTGGACGGCATGACCAACACCCAGGCCATCGGATTCTTCCAGGCCGCCGATGTCAAGCGTGGCATCATGGGTATGCTCTACGGCTTCGAGGTGATGGTGCGCAGCACCGTGTACCGCTTCGCCGTGGACGGCACCCTGAAAGCCTATGGCGCGGACGGTGCCGCTACCGACCTGGCCGGCGGTCTTGCCTGGCAGCGTGACTCCCTGAGCCGCGCCCTGGGTGAGGTGGTGATGTTCGACCAGACGAACAACCCGCTGTATTATGGCGATGTCTATTCCTTCCTGGTGCGCGTCGGTGGTGCGATCCGCCGCTACGACAAGAAGGGCGTGTATGCCATCGTAACCGATACCGCGACCGAATAGTCGGCCAATGTAAAACCGTGCCGCCTCCGGCCCCCGCTGGGGGCGGCCATTTTAATCAATTAGCCAATGCTTCCGAGAGTAAAAATTAACTATTTGAACGGTCTTATCGGGACCGCTCCTGACAATCAGGACGGTCTGCTGGGTCTTGTCGTGCTGGGTGCAACCGCCGTATCTACGACGTTTGTCCTGGGCACGCCTTATCGCCTGGTACGCCCGGAAGATCTGACCGCACTCGGCATCACCGCCACCAACAATGCCCGCATTGTGGAGCTGGTGAAGCAGTTCTACGCGGAGGCCGAAGAAGGAACCCCGGTCTATCTGATCGGTTTCGAGGCGACGTCCATGACGTCTGTGCTCGACGTCGATAACGGGCCCATGAAAGGCGTTTTGCAGGCCCTGCGCGGCGCGCTCCGGGGTCTGATTGTCGCATCGGCTTCTACCGCCACCGTGACGGTAGAGGATGGCCTTGATCCTGACGTTTTGACGGCTATGCCTAAAGCACAGGCTCTTGCCGACTGGGCAGCAGACAATATCTATGCTCCGGTCTTTGTCATCCTCGAAGGCCGCCATTTCACCTCCGCCGCGGATGCTCCCGACCTGACCGCGCTTACTTATAATCGGGTAGGCGTTTTCATCGGGGACACCGTGAAATCTTCCATTAATGCCTGTGTCGGCACGCTTGCCGGCCGTATTGCTGCAATTCCTGTTCAGCGAAACATCGGCCGCGTAGCCTCCGGCGCGCTGGCTCCGGTGGAGATGTTTATCGGCGATGCTCCCGTTGATCAGGCCATGTCGGTGGTGGATGCCCTTTACGCAAAGGGGTATATCTGCCCTCGCATCTATGTCGGACTTTCCGGATTCTACTTTGTCGATGACTCGCTGGCTACTGCAAAGACGGACGATTACGCCCACCTTACCGCCCGGCGTACCATCGACAAAGCTGCACGCATCGCCTACCTGACGATTCTCCAGTTCATGCTGGACGACATCGAGCTAAACACGGACGGCACCATGCAGCAGCCGGTTCTGAAGGACTGGCAGGCGCAGGTGGAGCGGGCCATCAATACCCAGATGAGCGCCGCCGGCGAACTCTCCGTGGTAGACGGTAGCGGGTGCAAGTTCTGGATCAACCCGAAACAGAATGTCCTCACCACCTCCAAGGTGGAAGGAACCCTCAAGGTGCGTCCTTTCGGGTATTCACGCGAGATTATCGTGAACATTGGATTCCTCACGCAAAACAGCTAGCCTTATGTTTAACTCCAAAGAATACGAATGGGCAGACATCACCGTTGTGATGGCTGGCCGCGACGTCACCGGCATCCGGGGCGTCCAATATTCGGCATCCCAGGAAAAGGAGGCGCTCTATGCCAAGGGGAACAAGCCTCACGGTATCCAGCGCGGAAACAAATCCTATTCCGGTTCTATCCGCATCCTCCAGTCTGAACTCGACGCTTTGTCGGCAGCGGCCGGCGGCGATGTCCTGGATGTGAACTTCAATATTGTCGTAGCCTACGGCAACCCGTCGAAAGGTGATATCATCCGCACCGATCTTCTGGTCGGAGTTGAAATCACCGAAGTCCCGAAAGGTTTGAACCAGAACGACAAGTTCATGGAGATCGAGCTTCCGCTGGTGATGCTCGACGTGGTAGACAATTACCAGTAAGATGGGAGGGGCCGGCGCCATCCCGGCCCCTTTCCATTTAAATACCGTATAAACACACATTAACACACAAGAACATGTTTACCTACACGAAAGAACAGCTGAAAGGCTGGAAAGAAAAATACGGCGAGGTCTTCGAGATCTCCTGCGACGACAAAAAGGCAATCCTTCACAAGCCTACCCGTCAGGACTTGTCATTCGCCATGGCCGGATCCAACCAGGCGAAGGACTCCGTGAAATTCTCCGAAATTCTGCTGAAGCAGTGCTGGATCGACGGGGACATGGAGTTCCAGACGAATGATAACTATTTCTTCTCTGCGGTTCCCGTCCTGGGAGCGCTCTCTGAAACGAAGGAGGCAGAGTTAAAAAAGCTATAGAGCTGGCCGACGGCCGTCCGGAGGCTGATACCGTGGGGTATTTTAACACTCTCATCCGATATTACCTTCACATGGACCCGGACGGTCTTACCGACCAGCAATGGGCACAGACAATCGCCCAGCTCAAGCATATCCGAGAATCAGAAAGTAAGACAAAATGAAGATATCGCAGTTTCTTATTGATATCGCCGCCAAAGGAGAGGGCCAGGCTATATCCAAGATTAAATCCGTACAGGATGCGCTGGATATGGCCGACCGCTCTTCTGCGCGTTTGTCTTCCGGCGTAGGAGGCCTAGGAAAGGCATTGCGTTCAATCCCTGGAGCGGAATTCTTCATGAACCCCATCGTGGCCCTCACTACGGGCGTAGGCATCGTGTCAAAAATGGGGATGGAGGCCGAAAAGACTGCCACTTCTTTCAATGTCCTGGTGGGCAGCGAGGAGAAGGCGGCGAAGATGCTGGGCGAGCTCAATAAATACGCGGATAACACCCTTTGGGACCGCTCGACCACCCAGGAGGCATCGAAGACCATGCTGGGCTTCGGTGTGAGTACGGAGACGGTAGTAGACGATCTGAAAATGCTGGGAGACGTGGCCATGGGCGATAAAAACAAGCTGAACCAGCTGGCACTTGTTTTCGGCCAGATCAGCGCCGCGGGGAAGCTGCAGGGGCAGGACCTTCTTCAGCTCATTAACGCAGGATATAACCCCCTTCTCGACATTTCCGAGTTGACCGGCCGGTCCGTGGCACAACTGAAGGAAGACATGTCGAAAGGGCTTGTCACGTTTGACATGGTGCGGGCGGCTTTCCAGAAAGCCACCGGAGAAGGCGGTAAGTTTGCCAATATGACAGAACGGATTGCGCAGACTTCCTACGGAGCCTTCGAGCAGCTGAAGGGGAAATTTTTAAGCTCACTTCTTCAGATTTACGAAGTGATTCAGCCCTATATCATCCCTGTCTTAACTGCTCTGGGAAAAGCGCTGGATTTTGTGGCTAAAATTGCCGTATGGGTAGCAAAGGCTCTCTCCGCGATATCTCCTGTCCTCAAGGTACTGGCTGTTGCCACTGTGGCCTATAAACTTACCGTTGGAGGCCTTACCGGAGCTCTCAAGTTATTGATAGGCGTACAGAAGATTCTGAATGTCGTCATGAGCCTCAATCCGTATGCGCTGGTAGTGGCCGGTATCGCCGCATTGGTCGCGGCCATTACGATTTGCTGGCAGAAGTTCGCCGGCTTCCGGGCGGTTATCCTGACCGTATGGGACACGATAAAAGGGTTCGGTAACATACTCAAGCAGTATGTTCTTGACCGCATCATGGGCATCATCAAAGGCATCGGCGCCCTGGGCCAGGCTATCGCAAAGCTTTTCAAGGGAGACTTTTCCGGCGCCTGGGAGTCGGCGAAGACCGGCGCGATGGAGCTTTCCGGGTGGAATGCTCGTCAAAATGCTGTAGCTTCCACCGTCGCGCTTGCCGGAGGGATCCGTGACAACTTCAACGCCCATCTTGATACAGAGCGCCAGAAGCAGGCCGCAAAGGATAAAATCAAGGATCCGAAGGCGGCAGCCGGTACCAGCGGCCTGCTGTCTCCGGTCTCCGGAGGCGTCCCTATGGGCACCACGGCCGGAGCAACGGCAAGCGCCATTACGACGGGAGGAACCAGGAACACCTCGATTGTGCTGAACATCGGCAAATTCTTCGAGGATGTGAACATCAATAATACGTCTAATCAGGATTATCGGGAGATCCGCGATGCTGTTTTGGAAAGCGTCAACCGGTCCCTCGAGATAGCAATCAGTGCAGGACGATGAGCGAGTTTAGAGTCATACTGGAAAAAATGTATAGCCAGATCAAGTTACCTCCTTACTGGCTTTTTAACCCGCAGGCGCCGGCGGGCGCTGCGCCGGATATGGATCCCATTGCCGATCTTTCCGATGAGCAGCTGGCCGACCTTATCGTCAATAACGCCAAAGGTATCCCGATGGTGTTCCCGCTCTATCTCGCCGTAGAGGGTGGGCCGTGGTGGCTGCTCCCGTATGAGCCGCAGGTGACAATCCAGGGAACCAACGTGCTTGTTAAAAAGCAGGTCCAGAAAGGGGCTGTCCGGGGTACCATCAAGGAGCGCTGGGCGCAGGGAGACTATAGCCTGTCAATCTCCGGCATTCTGATGGGAGAAAACGGGAAATATCCTGCTGAAGATGTAAAGAAGCTGCGCTCCTTCTGCGAGGCAGGGAAAGTCCTGGTGAAATCCCCGCAGATGGAACTGTTTTCCATCACCCAGATCGTGGTGGAAGACTGGAGTATTCCGTTCACGTCCGGACAGGCCAATCAGGCCTATAACATCAGTGCGGTGAGTGATGATATTTACAAACTGCTTTTGCGGCGGGAAGATCTTAAACAGATATAACGGGCGATGTTTACGATGAAGTTTGACATAGAGGTCGGCAGCTACAAGCTGGGAATGGTGGAGAAGGTGGAGATCACCCGCTCCGTCGAGCAGCTTGCGGACAGTGCCGTGGTCACGCTTCCAGGTGCCGAGTATAACATCGCCCTCGATATCGAAAAGAAGATACATCGAGGGGACCATATTGTCATCAATCTGGGCTATGCCGAAATCGGCATGGTGCAGGAGTTTGAAGGATGGGTGCAGCGCATCGCTTCCGATAACGGAGCCATCACCCTGGAATGCGAGGATGACCTTTTCCTTTTCCGCAAAGCCATACCCGACCAGCAGCTGGCGAATGTATCGCTCACCTCCCTTCTCGACACCGTTATTAAAGGCGTCGGAGGGGGTTTCAAAGTGGATTGTTCCTACAGCTGGACTTATGAAAAGTTTGTCATCAATAATGCAACCGGATACGATGTCCTGCGTAAGATCCAGGAAGAATGCGGCGCCGATATCTACATACAGGACGGAACGCTGCACGTACATGCACCGGGAGAGAAGATCGGAAATACGATCTATTATGACTTCTCGCAGAATGTGCAGGACTGTGACCTGACCTACCGGAGGACGGAAGACCGGCGTGTCCGGGTCGTAGTAAAAGCGCTCCTTCCGGATGGAAAGGTCAAAGAGCGTGAGTATGGTACCACCGGAGGCGATAAGGTCGTCGTGAAGTGCCCTTCCTCCGATGATGAATCCATGAAACTGCGCGGCGAGAGCGAGCACAAGCGGCTCACATTTGACGGATATGACGGCAATATCATCACCTGGCTGGTACCGTATATCAAGCCGGGAGACAAGGCCGTGCTGCATGACAAAGACTACGATTATAAAGACGGATCCTATTATGTTCGGGCCGTCACCACAGAATTCAGCGCAGACGGCGGGAAGCGCACCGTTGAGCTGGGATATAGGCTTCTTTAATGTTTGTTTGCCATGACTGAAGAGCAGAGACTTCTCAATAACCTTCGGGCGGCGGTTGGGCCCGCTCCCATTACCGTCTATCAGGGGATTGTCGTATCCGTGGAGGGAATTACCTGCACGGTCCTTTTCGGCTCGATGGAAGTGTCCGGTGTCCGTCTCCGGGCGTCCGAGGCTCCGGATGGCAGCCAGATTCTCATCGTCCCGCGCAAAGATACCGCCGTGGTGGTGGGTTCCCTCTCCGGGGATCTTTCCAAGCTCGTGGTGCTTTCCGTCGATGCGATCGAGCGGATAGAAATCAACGGAGGGAAACTGGGAGGCCTGGTCAATATCGCAGACCTGACGAAAAAGATCAATGACCTGGTGGATGCTTTCAACCGGCATACGCATCAGATTCCGACAGGTGCTGTGGTGTGCGGACAGTATCCATCCGTCGCTCCTGTAACGGTGCCGGCCGTCCTGTCGAAAGCATCCCAGCTGAATAAAGACGATTATGAAGATACAACCATAAAACACTGACGGCATGAAAGGTATTCAAATGATAGATTATGATCTTGACATCCGGCCGCAGTATGATGCCGCCGGAAGGATCCTGTCTGGTCTGGTCATCGGAGATATCCTGCACCAGAACCAGGCTCTGATTCTGGTCTTTCACAAGGGAGACCTGAAGGACGACGTGTCTGTCGGAGTGGGTATCGACCGGATGGTGCTGGATAATGATCCGCTTACCTGGTCCCGGGAGATCCGCGAGCAGCTGGAGATGGACGGCCAGAAGGTGGAAAGCGTGATAGTGACTGACAAAACAATTAAAATAGACGCAAGCTATGTATGACACTTTTAAAAACCTCATCGTATCGGTCGCAAGCGTGCTGATTGGGTATTTCGCGCCCCTTAAGGACATCGTGTTCGTGATCTTCTTCATCTTCCTTCTTAACTGTCTTTTCGGCCTGCTGGCCGGTGTAGGCGTCGAGGGGGAACGGTTCAACTTGAAAAAGTTTTTCCGCTGCATCATGGAGACACTAGTTTTTTATGTTATTGTCCTCTCCATCTACCTGGTGGGCGAAAAGATGGGGAATCCTTCCGGAGCCATCCAGTGCATCAGCGGGGTCGTATATGCCATCATCTATTTCTACACGGTGAACATCTTGAGGAATGCAAACAAACTGCTCCCGAAAAGCAAGGTGATCCATTTCCTGTTCTATGTCCTGAGCTTTGAGGTGATCCGGAAGATCCCGTATCTGCAGCAGTACATGGAGAAGGCCGACGAGGTGGCAGAAAATATC